TATATCATCATCCAAATTGGATGTTGTGCACTCTTGTTGTTTCATAATCCGTTCTGGATCGTTTACATTAGTCGTTGAACCTTCAACACATTCCTGTGAAGCTTGGCTGCTGATTGTCTTAGAAAGATCATATTTATTAAATAACTCTTCCCTTAGATTTTCCAGCAATTCACACAATTCTATATCACAGTTACCTCTGATAAGGTCAAATTTACTTATACTTTTCCAATAGTAATTTTTACAAGGATAATTATATTTAATAGCTTTAGAAATATTAGAATAATGAAGATTAATAAAAGAAGCAGCATCAATCATTGATAAAAAATATTTAATATAATTATAGTTTAAATCATACATAATAACAATTTTCTGTTGTGTTATTGATCTATTAACTATATCTTCTTTTTTAAATTTTTTACCTTTTTGTCCAATAGACATGTTTAATTTACCTATAGCATTAACTTTTCTACCTCTATTAGTATTACAATTAATTCTTTTATTATAACCTTTTTGGTTATTAATACAATTAAATAACTTTATATAATATTCTTCTCTTTCTTCAAGCTTTTTTTCTTCAATTACTTCTAATATTTCAAATTTAAAATTTTCAATCCCATATTTATTATATGATGATTGTAAATGTTTATTACAATGTTCATTTAATTTTAGGAAAGATCTATGTTGTCTTAATCTTTGCTTAAGATTATTTGAACTTCCTATATAAACTTTATTGTTTTTTAAATTTGTTATTTTATATATTCCTTTTAAATTCAATTTTTAAAGTATAAATTTTTATTTTAACATGAAGGGCTAATAATCCTTGTGGATTATACCCTAAATAAGGGATGGTAATATTGTACATATCTCCAGGCCTATTTATAATTACAACAACATGGGCATCCTGAGCTACTGAATCTGCTCCAAAAATATCAGATAACATTGGTTGATATAAATTAGCAGCTCTTTCAGGACTTTCTATATTTCTATTCAATTGTGATAAAAGAATAGTAATACATTTAGTCTGTTGTTGAAGCTCAATACAGGTGTGAGATAATTCTGTCAACATTTGAAGTTCTGAAGCTTCTTTTGATTTTTTAAATAATCTGGAATGGTCAAATAAGTTAATAATAGTTTTATCAGGATTTAATGTAGCAATTCTTTTGGTAATTTTAGCAACATATTCAATATCTCTAGCATTATTATTAAAATAAATAGGATATTTTTTGTATGAATTCATTGATTTAACAAACTCATCAAAATGTTGGTCTTGAAATTCTGTATCTACTGATAGAATTTCAGACATTTGTTTACCAATATTAGAAGAACCGATTCTCATCAATTGTTGGTAGCCCGGCATCTCAAAACTCCAGTAAAGAATTATAGCTTTACCTTGATTCTTTGGATGGTCAAGTATATCAAATAACATTTTATTAGAAAATGCTGATTTACCACTCCCTGGTCTTCCACCGATAACATACATTTTTCCTGGTTGTAATCCGCCTAAAAGTAAAGAATTTAATTTCTTCCATTTAGTAGGAAACACTATTCTTTCACCCTTCTTTCCTGCTATGATGTTTGCGTAGCACTGATCTACGGCTTTTGCAATAGGTTGAAATCCTAATTGAAGAATTTCATTATGGGATTCTTTAGAAAGTTCTTGTAATTCGTCCATCTGTTCCAAAAGTTAAACTTTTATTTTCATTGATGTCAGAATACAAATCTAAAAATTGTTCCCAGCTTTTATTGTTTATATAGGTAGACAATAACTGCCATTCAGGAAAGAATTGTTTTCGCAATTGAGCATTTTTTCTTGCTGTAATTTCTGCATTTAATCCTTTAACTACATTTGAGTGTTCTACTCCAGATTTTAAATATCTAAAATATTTAAGTTTGTTTTTTTCTTTAGTATTATGTAAAGGTCTTCCATTTACTGTTTTAGGATATAATTCAATAAACTCTTTCCAACATTGTTCTAATTCGTTAGATACATTTTCTGTGTTCCTAACAAAATCTTTACCAACATCAAAATCAATTATTGAATTAATATTTTTGATAGGAATAATATTATGTAAAACATAACCTTCATCAATATCTTTTAACATTATATATCCTTGTAACAATAAATCTTGAAAAACCGAAATATAATCTAATTTATTTTTTATTTTTAATAAGTATTTTTCAAGGTATTCAAGATCTTCATTTAATAACAACATTATAAAATATTGTTCTATTGAAAGATCTGAATCAATTAAGAATTTTTTTAATTCTTCCAAATATTAATTCTTTAATATTTATTTTAATCAAGTAAGTTTCCTTGACTTGTTAGTCCTAAATCAAATCTTCCATCAGTAACACAAGCTGCATTACTAAAAGTAATATTATTTATTTTTCTAAATCCTTGATTATAACAACCTTCTGAATTATGAATATGTCCAAAACAATGAACTTTAGGTTGAAGTTGCATTACTTTTTTAAATAATGCACTATCTCCACAATATTCTAATTTATGGTTTAAATCATGAGATAAATCTAAAATCATTTTAGGTGGTCCATGAGTAACTAATATATCAATTCCTTCATATAATGACTCCCAATGTTTACCTAATTTAGATCTGTCTTTCATAAAATGCCAATTACCAAAAGTTGGTGTCCAAGGAGAACCATATATTAATTTACCATCAACATATTCTTCTTCATCTTCCAAATAAATAATACCATAATCTTTGACTTTGTCTTTGTTATACTTTTTTAATGCCCACCAATCATGATTACCTGCAATAAGAACTTTATTTTTTACATAAATATTTGCATACCATTGTAAAAAAGATTCAAATTCTTGTTGATTAGTAACAGGATTTGAAGAACTAGTAGAATCACCACTATGAATAATAGTAGTAATTCCTTCTTCTAATCTTATATCATGATGAAGATTATGAGTATCTGATATGTGTTTTATCATAAATTTTTAGCATTAATGTACTCAATGTTATCTTTATCAAATGAATCAAGAGCTTTCGCAACCCATTTTTCATCTTGAGTTTGTACAACAGAAAGTATGTAAATAATAGCTTCGTGACCTGGTCTATATCTAATACATCTTCCTATTCTTTGTACAGTATTCAATTCTTGAGAATTTAATTGCACAATTACTGCAGAATCTACATTAGGTATATTATGACCTTCATTCAAAGCATTAACACATGATAATCTATTAATCTCTTCATTACAAAAGGCATTAAAAGCAGTATCATCTGTTTTTGAATGAAACTGGTTTTCACAAAGTTGATTTGCTTGGTCAATACTACCACAAAATATTAAAGTTCTATCATCTTCAGGTAAATTAGCAATTATTTTTTTAGCTATTTCTGTTTTAGATTTAAGATTATATATCATTTGCATTCTTTTTAAGAATAACCATTTAGGTGCAGGTTTACCAGAATACATTATCTTTTGTATTACATTAGACATATATTGGTATTGTCCATACTCTGTCGTCATAAACGATTTTGTTTGACTACCTGCTTTAATATATTTTTCTTTATCATCTAAAAACAATTCAACAACCTTAATTTTATAGGGTGCTACAATACCTTGTTCAATTGCATTATCTAGAGTTAAAGTATAAACAATATCTAATTTCAAATCTTTCATTAGAAGTTGTTTAATTTCATCTTTTGGATAAGTGGCTGTTAGACCTAATATATTGTGAACAGTATTTTGTTTAAAAAATTTTACATTATTTTCTGTAAGTCGGTGTGCTTCATCAAGTATTACTAAATCATATTCTTTATGTTTTAGCTTATTTAAACTAGCATAACAGGTACGTTCAACATTTACACGATATATAACTTTACCTTTCCATTTATCAAATTCATCTTTCCAGTTTTCGTCTCTGAGTTTTTCTGTTGGAACTACTAAAAGACATCTGAAATTTTTTTTCATTGATTCATAAAAAAGTTTAGCATAATCAATTGCAATTTTACTTTTACCTGCTCCTGTAGCTAAACACAATACTCCTGAACCACCATTGACTAATACAGCATCTAATGCTTCTTTTTGTATTTTTTCTCTGTTATTCAATCATAACTTTTGAAGTTTTTATTTTAAATAACTTTTTTTCTTTAACTGAATAAGAATTTTTTCTATAAAATCTTCAAGTTGAATATAAACTACTTTATCGTTTGAAGTAATTACTTTTACACCTGAATTTAATTTTAATTTTTCTTCTTCAATTATTTCATTAATTGTTTCTTGCTGGTAACGCTTTTTCATTTTTACTTTTTTGAGCTGACAATTCTTTTAAATAATTAGAATAAGAAACAATTCCTGAAGTATTATGCATTGACTTTACATCATAGTAAGATGTCCATAATTGTTCAGGAAATTCTTTGTTAAACATTAAATCTAATAAGAATGTACTTTTGTTAATAAAACTAGCATCATGACCAGATTTAGAAGCAGGATATTTTTGCAAATATTCTTTAATATCTGTTATTTTATTTAAATTTTCAACAGTTTCTGTAAATAAAATTCTAATAAATAAAAGATAAAACGATAACAAATAAGGTTTTTCAACCCATTTTGGGTTAAATTCAAAAACCAATATTTGTTTACTTTCATCAACAAAGACATTTGAGGTTGGAAATTCAAGTCTATCTTCTAAATCTTTCAAACGAGATGCAATCAGTGCGATGTGTTCTTCCGAAATAGTTTCAAAAACCTGCCCTTCAGTACGAAACCTAATTCCAACCCTATAAATGTCTCTGTCAATTAAAGGATATTTTAAATAATTTGAGGCTTTAAAACCATAAATTATTTCATTTTTTTTATCTTCTGATAAATTTGGATTTCTTACAATCCAAAATAAATCTTGAATGTAATCTTTACATCTTACTTGAGGATGTATAGCATTAAAGTCATCATCTAGCATACAAAATTCTGTGACTTTGTTTGCATGATATGATTCAATAAAATGCTCACTTTTTCTTTCTAAAAAATTAACTTTAATTCCTTTTTTTTCTGGCATTTGTATTATTAATATGTTATAAATTAAATAAACTTGATTGTATTCCTACAGGTTTTTCAATTAAGTTTATTATCTTGTGAACTTCTTTAATATAAAATTTATAGTTTATGTCGTATGATTTAACATCTTCATCAACTATTTTATTTAAACACGTTTGTAATTCCTTAGCATGAACGCGTTCTCTTCTACTGTCTTTGAAATCTTTAATTAATTTTCCACCTTTGTTTGATATAAAATATCTACAAACTTTCTCTTGTTTTTCTTTTATAAACGATCTGTCTTTAATAAAATATAAATTCAATATGAAATCCTTTGTACTTTTTATTGCACCTAGAAAGTCATAAATATTATTATGATTTTTAATAAAATCTTCAACATTTACATTGTTAATAAAATATTGCTCTATTGCTTTAGGAATAATTAAGAAAGATGGGTTTTTATGAAAATCTACTTTATATTCAAATAAACCTTTTCTTTTTAATTTACCATCTTCACTTTCTGCAATATAATTATTAACATCCATTATAATCATTTGTTTATAAAAAGCACTTTCTAATTCTAACTTTGTTAGTTTTTCCCATTCTTTACAAATACTATCTACAATATATTTTTTTTCAGGATTATATCCAATAGATATACCATCAGTATTTTCTTGATAAATTACTATTTCAGGCATAGCTAAAATTAACATTTCAACTAATTTTAAAATTAATAACTGACCATTTAAAGTAATAGACATTGTAAATAAAGGGTCATATAAATATGAATTAGGTTCATTACTTAACGTTTTGTTACCTTATAGGTTTTTTATCCTATAATTCTAATAGTTCTTATTTCTATTAGTCCAGCATATATTTTCAACCATTTTCAGGTTGTCGGAGACTCGTGGAGAGATTTTTGTTCACAAAAACACTCACTCTCTATGCGTTACAATTATCAACTGTTATTGACAATCTCGATGTTCCCATCACAGGGTTCTTCGATTTTCCCCAATTTTTCAACATGAATTTCTTCATGAAGCGGCTTATATTGAAAAATTAAACCTCACCGTAAGTACTGTTAAGAATAATCTTAAATACATAATTGATAGGATTAGCTTTAGGAATTTTTTTTCTTTCTTGAAATATATTATTATATACTTCCATAAAAGAATCTCCTAAATGTGCAGGTTTTAAATCGTTTTGTATTGCTAAATTTGGATAGAAACTTGTGCTTTATTTTTCTACAATTTCTTGTAGGATCGGACTATATCTTAAATTCTTTTTTCCATTTAAATCCATATATACGTTTTTTGTAACCGTTACAGACAGAATAAATGTTTTGCCATTTATAAGTAGGATTTTTTTCTATTATTTCTTCAACAGAATCAAATGTTTCTAAAATATCATTATTTTCATTCATTTTGAAAAATCTCCATTTTTTTAATTTAGTATCTTTAACTTTTTTAGCCATTTCAACTTTTATATTAGGATTGTTTTTCCAAAATTCTTTAATTCTAACAGATGTTTTATCTCTTTCTTCTTGCTTTGAAAATCGAAGTATATTTCTTTCAGAACATTTTTTTCTTGTACTTTCAGAAACAATACATTTTGAATTTATATCGGTTCTTAAATTATAACCTTTTAAACGATTTAATGAATCATATTGTTTAATCCAATATAATTCTCTTTCTTCAAGAAGTTTTTCGTTTATTTCTAAATATTCTAATACAAAGTATTTAAAGTTTTTTCTTCCATATTTATTCCAAGAATTTATTAAATATTCATTTTCATGTTTACGAGAATTCATATTTAAAGAACTAATATGATTTTTTATTCTTCTGTAAATATTTATAGATTTACCTATATATACTTTATTATTTACAATATTTTGAATACAGTAAATTCCTGATTTGTTTTTGTCTTGTATATTTGTTTTCATACTACAAAGATACAAAATTAATAACATTTTATCCTAATTATTAAATAATTAATATTTAAAGAATTTCCCTATGTTTCCACAATTAAGTGTACTCTACTCACTTCCAACTTGGCTGTTGTGTTTTCGATAGTCTCTGAACCTTCCTTTTGGCTGGCTGCTGATTGTCTACGTCTTTACGGTTAGAGTTCCAGCAATTAATAGGGTTAAGACGCCATAAGTTAACGTCTACATCGTGAATAATTAAATTTTTGTTGTTTTTATAAACACCAGGATTACAACAGGCATGTATTCCACCTAATCCCATAACAGTTTCAATTCCATGATAAGTAAAAACTTTTTCAAAAGAATTTTTCATGTTATTAGGATCTATATTCAAAGCTTTAATTTGCTTTAATAAATTTTGAAGAGGTTCTGTTTCAAATGTAATATAATCAAAAATAATATCAGAAACTTTTATGTTATTTCTAATAGTTTTCATTTTCTTCAAATCCTTTTTATTTATACCTGATTTTTCTGATAGAATTTTAGCAAAGATTTCTTTTGCTAATCTTGGTTCAGAAGAATTCAGTAAAGGAAGATTATATTCATTTGAAAGTTCAATTCTTAAATCTGTTTCAAATTTTATTAATTCAAAAAATTTAGTAGTAGCTTCTACGTCATTCCAGTTATAACTTAATATTAAAGGAATTTGTTCTGCAGTAATTACATCACTATGATGAATAGGCATCTCTTCGACATTATTAAAACCAATAGTAAACTCAATCCATTTTAAAGAAGTTCCTCTTTTAGCTTTGCCATCATAGTGTTTTTGTTTAAATAAATCAATTTGTGGAAATATTTGTTGCCATTCAGAAATCAAATATAAATACTTATCATCTAAATTTTGTAAAGCAATTATTTCCTGTGTTTTTTCATAGATTTTAGAAGTAATTTCATCAGCACTTAATTTTTCAAAGATATTTCTTTTTTCAAAAATATATTGTAATATTTGTGAATCAAAAAATAAATTATTAAAACCTACAAAATAATAATTATTCTGTTTAAGTTTGATTAGAAATTTTATAAAATCTTTAAAGTCATTTCTAGAATTATGAATTACAAATTCTTTTTTCTTTTTTGAATCATAATCTAAGAAACAACATGTAAAACAGTTTTTTAACGTTTCAATATCATATACAACATACTTTAAATTAATATATTTCTTCTCCGTTAAATTTGACAAATTCATCTATTAAATTTTTATTTTTCCAATGCTCTTTATAAAGATTTTCATCATCTTTGTCATCATCTTTAGAATTAGAAAATATTTGTGAATCTTCAAAAGAACCTTCTAAATACCTTAAATTAAATCGGTACGATTTTCCTATTTCATATGAAGGATTAGAAGAATGAACAATTTGACATAACCATTTTTCATAGTTATATTGATTACATTCTCCTAAAGTTTTTTCTTCATCTGTCCAATTAAAAAAATCTGTATTATGAAAACTTTCTTTTTTAACAGTTTTCACAGTTTGACTATCTTTTAAGATAAACGGTAATCCTTTTTTAAGTTTTTTAACCAACAATCCTGTACCTATAACATCCTTTTGGTTTTCCCAATCGGAATATATAGTTACAAGAGTGTTAGCTTTAAACCCTTTATTGGGATTTTTTGACATTATTCTTTGATTTAGGTGTTGTTTTTGCTTTCAAAGTTGTAGAACCAAATCCTCCTTCACCTCTAATAGTTTCAGGTAATGTTTCTGTTAAAACATAATTCCATTCATATTTAGGTAAAAAGCAGAATTGGGCAACTTTATCGCCTAGATTATATAATCTTTCAAAAGATTCTAAATCTTTAATTTCTTGATCAATGTCTATTAATTCTTTTTTTAAATGTTCTATGTCATGTTTTAAAGAAAAACGAAACATCTTAAATGTAGAATTATCAAGAATTTTACGCAATTGTATATATTGCTCTTGTTTTTCACTGAATCGACGATATAAAGAATCAATCAAAGGTTTTTTCAATCGTTTAAACCTTATTTTCCATTCTCCTGTGTAATCATCAATTACTCCTACAGAGTTTGCTAAAACTAAATCGTAATTAGAAATAGAACTTCGAGCAAATACTACACCAAAATAACCTTGTGGTGGTAACATTTTGATTCCTGTTCCATATTCTATGTACTTACCATCTTCAGTTATAGAAACAGCAGTTAAGTCTGCACACGCATCTGTTGAATGTGCTTTTTCGGGAAAGTCTTTTTTAGTTGATATTAGGATATCCATTAATTAAATTTTGACTTTTTGTTTTAATACTTTTTTCTTTGAAAAGAGGTCTTTGTTCGTAAAGCATTGAATTTGCTTTATCGATCCATCTTTTTTCACACTTACTTCTAAAAGATTTTTCTCGTATTACATTGAGGTCAGGTTTAAAATCTTCTACATAGTTTCCATCAGTAAAATATAAATTTTTACCTTTGGAATCTGTTGTCCATTTTAAACCATCATCTGTATAGGAAACATTCAATGCTATCCCATTTGGATCTCTTAATACTTTAAATCCTTTTTCATAAATTCTTTTTAATACATTTTCTGAATTGTCTTGTTTTTTAGCTATCATTTACGTTATTTACATTAGGTGATCTGATTTTAATAATTCACCTCTTCAAATGGATTGGAAACTAAAAGGGATTCGAACCCTGAGAACCTCTACTGCCGTAGCGCTCGTACCACTGAGCTTCTAGTTTCTTATTTTAATTAGTTGTCCTGGTGAGGCACAGCGAGCACTCACACGTCTTCTTACCGATATTCTACCTTTGAACTATCAGGACCTTTGTAGAAATGCGTATTTCTGCTTTACCAAGCAACCTAAATACTGAGAGCAAACGTGCAAAGTTTCATAGTGGTAGTTTTGGAGGCTACATATGCTTTGACTTATCGCCTGAGTCTTCATTTCTAGGCTCCGATCAATAACTTAATTTTAAATTAGTCAAGTAAACTTGTTTCCTCTAATTTTAAAATACCACCCGCTATTGATTCTTTGAGCACTTTATAAGATCGTTGATCAAATCAACACTGTACATATTGTCAGCTAATTCTTCTGGATGAAATTGAACAGTTGCAATAGGATATTCCTTATACAACAATCCTTCAATTTTCATCAAGCAATCTTTTGGATCATAAGAATACACTGTTCTGTTTTTAGGCAATCGTTCATCAGTCCAAATTAACAAATCTGCGCCTTGTGGAATAGTTGAAACTGCCTGATGATGCATTGAATTTGTACCAAAATTTGATGCTAAATTCTTTTCATTGATTTCCAATAAAGATGTTTCTTCATTTCTGTTTGTAAGAAAACCTACACATTGATGAGTAATATCTTTTCTTTTTTCTTCACTATTATATTCGTGAAAAAGTAAATGTTGTTCAAGCTTTGCACCAAACAAAGCTGCAATTGATTGATGACCTCTACATATCCCAAAGATAGGTGTTTTGTTTTCAATATATCTAGGTAAGATATTTGTATCAAAATACTCTCTCATTTGATCTGGTTTTTGGTTAAACCAGCTTGGTGTTTCATCAGGTGATAAATACCTGAACGCACTAATATCAGGACCTCCTGGTATTACTAGCAAATCTAAAGTATCATCTACTTGTTTTGCTGTTGGTATAATAATTTTTACATCTCCAAATTTTTCAAAATAATTCAAATAAGGAAATGTAACTCCAACAGAGTTACCATTAGGTAACATATGTCCTGCGATACCTATAATAGGTCGTCGATGTTGAGAAGTTGCTACGGCTGTTTCTGTTTTTTTAAGCGTGAGCGGTGGTGTTGTCATAAACTTTGATATTTATTAAATTACTAAATTCTTCATTTGTGACAACATTGAAATGTGTCATCAATCTTTGTGCTTCCTCTCTATTATTAGAAAGAATACAATCTCTTACTTGTCTTTCATACTCTTCACCAATAGATACTTCATTGACAAGAGCATAATAAGCTTTTTGAGTTTGTTTAAAAATAAACTTCCGGAAGGTTTCGTTTTCTGTCCACCAGTTAGATAAAGTGCGATATTCAACACCAAAGTCTTTTGAACGATGTCTTCCTGGAGTTCCATAATATTGTTTTCTTCTGTCATCTTCATCTAAGATTACACTAGGTAAACCTAAATAGATGTCCATCCATTTAACAAGTTGTTCATTTGAAAGTGTGTTAGGTTTATCATATCCAACATGAATGTGCCCACCAGCAAATCTCCAATTTGTTTGAGATAAAGATGTAACACTTGTGTTTTCACCTGAATAAACGTCATAATCTGCAGAACAACCTAAAAGCTGACATTGTTCATTGTCTAATGCTTCTGGTGTAAATTCAGCAGATGGTAATACTTTTACCTGTATATTACCAGGTAAATTATCTTTTAACCAATCATAAACTTTCTGAATGTTATCAGAAAATTCTTGTGGAGTACTTGATGGAGCAATATTGTATTCACACATTGCATTATCAACTTGAGTACTAAACCCAGGAGCAATGATTTCAAAAGGTTCTTCTTTAGTTCCTTTTATCAACCCTAATGCAGGTATAAATTGTTTTTGTGCTTCATCATATAAAAATACTTCAGGATCTGATCCTAAAGTTAAATTGATTTTTTGACTCATTTTTTTTCTTTTATTTTAATATTTCGTCTAATTCTTTTTTACTAAAATATAAAATACCTGTTCTATAAAGAAGTTGATCCTTTATTTTGATTTTTTCTGCAGGAGGTGTTAAATACACATCAGGTTTAGCTTTATTTATTTTTTTAACAACATCTCTTAAATAAACATATGCTTTATGAAATTCACCTTTTAAAATTAATTCATTAACAGTTTTTTGTATAGAAAAATTATCATTATCAATATAAACTGTTCTAGCTAAATCAATAATTACACTTGGGCCAAAATACGCACCGTCATATATGTTTTTAAATCTTTCTTTGAATGATTCTAAATAAGGAATTAATTTAAAATCTGGATCTGTTCCCATTAATGCTGATAAAGATGTGTTATAATCACG